CCTATAATGTCATTCTATCCGGTTTCCATTTGACGGATTTTTCCAAGGGGGGCTTATAGAACAGGCTTGGGTATCTGCCATTGGTGTCTGCCATCCCCATCTCGCGGCGGAACCGGGGACCGGGGGGTCAGAAACGGATTTATGTTTATGTTATTAAGTTTATTTATTCGGGGTATCTGACATTCCACCACGGCGGAGCCTGACACCGTGCACCACAAAACGCACTGTCAGACACCACGGAACGCATCGTCACGTTACGCACCGCCATCTATTGCACGCACGATGTCTGTCATATCTGCCAGCGGAAGCCTCGGCCCGTGACGCACAGACGCGTGGCCTATCCCTCTGCCATTCTGGAAAAAACTTTCCTAACTCATAAAACTTTTTCATTGACATTCATCACGCGCCTTGACTTTCCCGCGTTTATAGTCTACACTTACAGTTGAACATTTCACTTTATCTGACATCTGACAACGGAGTCCGACCTATCATGTCAAACACTCGCAGTTCTAATCTGCCAGTTGCGGAGCGGCAAGCCGCCATCGAAACGCGCACTGCGCCATTCGTCAACCCGCGCCTGTATGCCAAAACCCGCGCGGACGCTAACGTGGCAATCCGGCATATCTCATCCGATGCCATCGTTGCCCGCACTATCCACACGCGGGAAATGCTGGACACATGGCAATGGCAGACTCTCGCATCTGACACGCGACCGCTGTACTGCCGCAAAACCGGCGCAGTGCTGGGCGCAATCGACCCGGCTGCCATTGCCGCCGCTGCTCTCGTTGGCAATATGCCCGATGACAACCTGTACTTCGACCGCTTCACGCATCCCGCGTGGCTTGTCCTGCGCGATGACACTCTGGAACGTCTCCAGCTTGTCATGCCCGTTGAATTCTGCGTCTACAGCATCGCGTATCTGTTCTATAACGACACGCTTTCCCCGGCTGGCAGGCACGCCATCCATTCCGCCATCTGCCAGCACGACTTGGCCGCAATCGTGGAACTCGCGGAAACCCTGCGACGCATTGCCGCCGTTCTTGGCAAACACTGCCATGACACGCTGTCATTCTCACACGACCGCTGGACACGCACGGCATCACTAAACGCTGCCATCGTGCGCGACGTGGAACTGGACGCTGCAAATCGCGTCCTGGACACCATGCCCACGCGGCGCCTCACAAATGTGACCACGCGTGATGATGTCATCCGCACGGCCATGTCCCATGACATCGTAGCGTTCCGCACACACTGCGACATTACCCACGCGCGCAATGCCAGTCTGCACACTCAACTCGCCAACATTCCCACGCCGCAGGAACGTTGCAATATCCAATTCTCCAACCTGCCAGCCCTCATCACCGAACTGCGCAATTTCATGGCGGAAATCGTCAAGGAAATCTTCAACGCTCGCCATCGCAAAGACGCCGCGCGCCGTTCGCGCAAAACCATCACGCTGTCTGACATCATGTCCACGCGCATGACACTGGGCAATGATTCCTTCGCCCGTGACAGCCGCAGCCGCCAGTATGACAACCGCCTCTTGGCCGAACTGGCAGACCATTTCTCCAATGACGACGACTGGACCGTTTCGTTCCATGACCGCGACGACCCGCTTTCCCCCATCGACGCGCCGGAACCCATTGCCATCGACCTGAACGCTGACGAACCGTCAGACGACGCGCTGCGCGCAATGGCATCCTCGCACGACGACGGCTTCCACACTGCCGGCGGCGCTCGCACCATTGACGATGCCCGCGCTGTCAATGTCATGCTGAAGGCCCAAAAGCTTGACATTCTACTCTCGGCCGCACGCGAAGCGCACCGCACCGCCGCTGCCAAACCCGTCAATCCCAATGCCAACCTGTCGCAGCCGCACGCTGTCACCGGCTTTATCAAGCTCTGAGGATTCCTGAGCCATGAAAATCAACATCCCGTCCATCCCCAATGGCAAAGTTCAACTCGCATCGGCCAAGCAATCCGCCGCTGCTGCCAAGGTAGCCAATGCCACCGCCGCTGGCAAAGCTGTCGAAGTCGATGGCATCGGTGCCATATCGCTCGAAGGTCTCGGCTTCACAAAGAAACTGGCAGAGTCGCAGGCACGCGCAGATGCCAAAGCCGATGCCGCGCTCACGGCACAAGCCGCTGCTGCACGCGCACAACCGGGGCTTAAGCTCGGCATTGTCATTCCGTCACTGACCGCCACCCCGCGTTCGGCTCCCGTCACGCCTGTCAACCCCGTTCCTGCACGCGTGTCCGTCCCGCTGGACCAGTCCCCTGACATCGAACATATTGTCATGGAGAATCCCGACGAGACGGACCCGCTTTTCAAACCGGCATCACTCACGTCCTTGGCAGGCATTCTCGAACACGTTCTGCCATCCACGCTCACGGGCGATATCAAGCTCGACGATTCCCAAGAACTGGCAGTTTCCTCGCTGGTGAAACGTCGTTATGGCTGCATCATCGGCGCGGCAGGCACCGGCAAAACCACAACTGTCAAAGCCTTGGTCGCACGTCTGCTTGCACAGGCTGAAAAGGCTGGCGAAGCCCTAACATTCGCGTTCTGCGCGTTCACCGGCCGCGCTGTCCAGCAAATCAAACGCGCACTGCCACCGGAATACCAGCATTGCTGCGACACGATGCACGGTCTCATGGAATACGCGCCGGAGGCTGAGGATCGTTATGACCCGGTATCTGGCAAATGGAAAACCATCCGCGTTTTCAAGCCGCGCCGCACCGAATTCAACCGCATCACGCAGCTTGTCATTATCGTGGACGAAGGTGGCATGGTCCCGCCGTATCTGTGGAACAATCTCATGCGTGCGCGTGCCGATGGCGCTCGCGTGTATCTGCTTGGTGACATTAACCAGTTGCCGCCAGTCCAAGGCCGCAGCGTTCTGGGTTTTGCCATGCTCGCGTGGCCCACATTCGGTCTCAACCGCATCTGGCGTACGAACGAGGACGACATTGTCAGCGCCGCGTGGGACATCTTACAAGGCAAACTCCCCAAGGCATCCAAATGCTTCGCGCGCCAAACCGTGTCAGACAACAGTGTCACGGCCGGCCAGCATTTCCGTGCCATTGTGCAGGAACTCCACAAGCGCGGCCAGTTCGACCCGATGCTGGATGCCATTATCGTCCCGCAGAATGTCGACGGCTTGGGCCAGGAAGAACTCAACAAGCATTTCGTGCGCTACTTCAACCAGCCGATACGCGACCCGGCATCCGGTGTCATCGTGAATCCGCGTACCGTGGTGACCGGCGGTTCCAATCATCGCATGTTCGCCATCGGTGACAAAGTCATGGTCACCAAGAACGACCGCGAAATCGGCCTGACAAATGGCATGCTCGGCGTCATCACTGCCATCAATATCAACGCGGCATATCGCGGCGAAGTCGTTGGCCAAGATGCCGTGTCACACGAAATGGCCGAGGTCGAGGATTTCTCCTTGGATGACATGCACGACTTTGTCAACTCACACGAAGCCAAGGATGACGATGACGACGATGGCGAACGCCAAGCCTCGCACGTGGTCAGCATCCGGTTCCAAAACACGGACGAGGACGTGCCGTTCTCCACGGCTGGCGCAATCGCTTCCCTGCAACACGCCTACGCGTTCACGTGCCACAAGGCACAGGGCGGCGAGTATCGCAATGTCATTGTCCTGACTCACTCGGCCAACTCGCGCATGCTCTGCCGCGAATGGCTGTACACGGCTGTCACGCGTGCCAAGGAAAAGGTCATCTACGTGTACAACTCGCGTGGCATGCAACAGTCCTTGAACACGCAGCGCATCGTCGGCAATACGCTGGAAGAAAAAGCCAAATGCTTCATTGCCATTCAGGAACGCAACGCTGCGGAACTGGGCGACAATGGCGACGAGAATGACAAGATGCCCATCCTACCGGAATCCGAGGTGCTCGTAGCATGAATGTCGAACAACACGTCTACGTTGTGACCGTGCGCTTCTGGACCGATATTGTCCAGGCCATACGCGTGTATGCCAACGAAGCCGACGCACAACAGTTTCACGACGATTACTATCGAACTGTTCTCGATGCCAATGCCACGGCAATGCGTCGTGAACATTTCGATTTGTTCGTTGCCAAATATCCTTGGGCGGATGACCCGAAACTCACTGGCTATGATATCAACATCACGGAATGGCAATCCGTGGACGTCGAACCCATTGTGTTCCAGCCGGCGGCATAACATGCCAATCGAAGATCTCATTGGCAAACAGTTTATCGCTACAATTCACGTTGACAAATCAGGAGCCATCCTCATGTCCCAGACGCACAAGCATCGTGATTCCTCGGCCTTCGCTGACATTGGTTACACCGCCCCGGAACGTCCTCCGGTCAACGAGTTTAACAAAGTCATGGAAAATCGTCACTCAGCCATGGCCGCGACTCACACCGCCAACTATGGCAAGCCGACATCCAATACGCCGGAGCAGCCACGCACCGCAGTCACGCCCGTGAACTACAGCGCGCTCATCGCCATGTTTGACAAAGTCCACGCCGGCGGCCACGCGTACCCGTGTGTCTGGCTGGATGCCTCCGTGTCCAATGGCAACGTGCCCAGTGACGTGCCCCCGAACTTTGCCATTAAGCTCTACCGCGCAGGCCGGCAGTCCAAAAATCCCGGCAGCATCACGATTGTCAGCGGCGACGAATACATCGGCCGTATCCCGCGTCGCGCGGAAGGCATCGTGTACAAACACGGTGTAGGTGCCAAGTTCCGTAACGCAATCGAAACGGCAATCGCGTCCTTCATTGCCAATCCTTTGACCGTGGCCACCCGATACGGCCGTGACACCGGCATCTGCTGCTTCTGCGGCCGCACGCTGACAGAATCCCACAGCATCATCCACGGCTACGGCCCCATTTGTGCCGAACGCTGGGGCTTGCCGCATTACCAGAACGGCACGGCCGATGCCATGACCGTGGACGAACGTGATGCCATGAAGCAGGGCACGGCATTCGGTGCGCTTGATTTTGCCTTGCAGGAAATCGGTGACGCATTCGCGTCTGACATGGAGGCTGGCAATGACTGACGATACCATCGATGACACGCAGCCGCCCGCACGCGTGCCTTTGGAACTCCGCTCGTTGTTTGCACGCTGTTCCCCACGTAGCCAACACGAGATTCTGGCATACTTACGACGCCGGCTGAAAGAGGACGAGCCACTGTTGAAACATCATTCCCGCGAGGAGAAATGACATGAATGTCGGTTACATCCTCATTGCCATTGGCTTGCTCATGGCAATGAACAATGTATATCAGGTCGGTGTTGACATCGGCCGTGCTTCTGTCCAACCCATAACCATCAAGGAGACTCTGCCATGTCCGTAAAACGCTATGCCAAACAGCTTCGATACAAGCAAGCTAGCCTACGGCGCGCCGCGATAAAGCGCACCAAGCCGCCATCTGCCAAGATGCAAACCATCATCAGCTGGGTCAAGAACGGTCGTCCGGAATGGATGTCTATCGGCCATTGGCAGGCTGTGATACGTTGCGTCCCGCGCAAGGCCGGTGCCAAAATTCGTGACAGAATGCAGGCAAAAACTCTTGGCATCTGCACGCGCTCGTACTGACCGTCGCGTAAAGCGCGGTGTCACTGGTTGTCCAGTCGGCACCGCGCATCATGGTGCGAAACTCACCGAGGAACAGGTACGTTCCATGCGGGATTGGCATTACAATCGCGGCGTTTGCAAGAAATGCGCGTGGCTTATTGTCAATCCCGGATGCAGCAGGCAATCAGCGTATGATGCCATATCGTTCGTAACTTGGAAGCATGTGACATGACAATATACACGCGTCTCAACATTCCGTGGACCTGCCCGATCTGTCGCCAGTCCGTCGCCGCCGATGTATTCCATCTGTGCCGTCCGCGTGGCAAGCCATTGCTCAAACGCATTGCCATCTGGTGGGGTTGGAACTGGCCCCATCTAATGTACAGCGGCCTCATCGCCAGTATCATCGCTGCGATTGTCATGCTTGTCTATGCGCACGAGCAATCGCGCCAGGACTTCATGGCCCAGTGCGTTGCCGACCACGCAAAATATGAATGCGAACTGGCCTGGCGTCAAGCCAACAGCGGCATCGCAACCAGCATTGCCGCCGGTGTTGCCATCGGCACCATCATGGGTTCTGCCATTTCCACGCACACATTCAATGGAGTCCGCAGCTATGCTCCGCGCAGTCGGTGAGTTCCTGTTCGCAACCATTTGTATCTCGATGTTCTTGACGTTCTTATCCGAGGCCATCTGCTGGCTGCGAGGTGTCTGTTGATGAACACACCCCCGATTTCCACACAGCTGTTCTGGGTGGCATTGTCAATGTCTGTGCTATTCGATGTTATCATCTTGTTCAATCAATGACATGCGTAAGCCACAATACGTCAGTCAACGCTGTTTCCGTTGTGGTTGCCACGCGGGCTGGTCGTTGCCCGACACAGGCCATCACATGCAAATGTTGTGTCACTTCTGTGTTGCCAGTGAGCACGCGCTGCTTCTGCATTTTGGCCAAGCACGTCGTGCCACATCGCAGGACGAGTATCTGTCACACGACGCAGCTGCTTGGTATTGGCAGCGTCAGCAAGAATGCTTGAACGTCGGAACGAATCTGCGATTGATAGCACAAGCATTGACATCCAACAACGAGCTTGACTTCCGGGCTCCCATAGACTATACTGAAACTTAATAAAGTTAGGGAACTTCCCTGCCATGAAAGCACGCGACCAACTCATTGCCTTCCTGCGGCACGCCCGCACGAATCCCGAAACACACTACGCCTTTGACATCGAAGGTGACATCCATGCTGGCATGGCATATGTCCAGCGGATGCGCGTCGAGTTGTCGAACATGCGCAAGGAACTGAAGATGCAAGGCAAGAACGTCCGCCGCTTCTCCATGCGTGTCGGCGCCTACGCACCGTTCCATCGCATCGACCCTGCCAATCCCGGCAAGATGACCGAATGGCAGCGCATCACGCTCATCTACGGCGAGGATGCAACGTTCCGCTTCGACGAATCCGTCAACGAGCTTGCCAATCTCATCACGCACGATCTGGCAAGCTGACAACAACAATCTCTTTCTCTCAGGGGTTCAACATGTCCAAACTCTCAGACGTTTTGTCTGGTGCCCGCGTGCCGCAACAGCGTGTGGAACAGGCCCACAGTCAGCCTGCGGTTGCACGGCCATCTGGCATTTCAATTCCTGGTGTGCCCACCAAGGGCATTGCGATTCCGGGCGCCAACCCTTCTGGCAACCAAACGCCGGCAGAGCTGCCGGTTAGCAGCACAGGCCAAGTAGTGCCACCAGCTGCATCAATCGCCGTGGGGAGACCGGCTGCTGTAATACCGGCACCCACGGCGATTGTTCCTCAACGTGCCCCCGCACCCAATGACATGCTTGCGGCCTTGGCCAACACCGAGGTCCAGCTCACGAACGACGTGGCAGATTGGCCTGAGCTGGCTTATGCCAACATCGACACGAATGATGTCAAAGGCCAGATGCAGGTCTTGCTGCTTGACTTGCAGCAGAACATGCAGACGAATGACATCGGCCAGCATCTCCGTCGCATCATGGAATTCATCGGTGCGAATCCGGCCATGGCAGACACGTTGCTGCCTGATGAATTCGGTCTCATCGTCGACGCGTTGAAGTCCTCACACGGCGTTGTCATTTCCACCAAGACCGAGAACCGCGTGAAGAAGCAGAGCAAGGCCAAGGCCACGAACGAACTGCTCGACGCGTTCAAAGACATCGAGTTCTGACAGATGTCAATGTACAACATCCCATTCCTCGACCTCAGCGATTCGTCGCTGAATGGCCGTTTCCATTCTTGCGCGCGCAAGTTCGAGCTGAACAAACTGTTTGGTCATTCGCGTGCCGAGGCCGAAGGTTCCATCTATGCCGAATGTGGCAAAGCTTTGCACGAAGCATGGCAGACCTACATGACAACCGGCAAGCGCGACGATGGCGCATGGGCGCTCATCAAGCGGTATCCCAAGCCGCAGTCTGGCATCGAGATTCCCAACCCAATGCAAGGCTTGTCCGTGGAGGCAGTGTATGCGACGTACCTGGAAATGGCGGCGCATCCAATTGACAGTCGATACCAACTCGCCACTGTCAATGTTGGTGGAGTCACTCGCCCAGCAGTTGAAGTCCCGTTCCGTATCGTATTCAAAGACGTATCTCTGCTTCGCGGACGGCACATTCCAATCCGTTACATTGGCTTCATTGATGCCATTCTGTATGATACGGTTACAGGAACATACGTCGTTGTCGATGTCAAAACAACGTCGAAGCGTCGTAACGATTACTCGGTCATGTTCGGTCGTGACCCGCAGTGCCTGCCTTACGCTTACGTACTCGAAGCCATTCAAGGGCTGGCAATCTCTAGTCTTGACGTGATGTACTTCATCGCGTACGTGGATGCCATGGAGCCCAAGGTTTTCAAGTACGACTTCATCAAGAATGCCAACGACATTCAGGAGTGGGGCTTCAACATCAGCAAGGACATCCGTGACATCCAGATGTACGCGGAGATGGCGTACTTCCCGCGCAATGGTAAGTCGTGCGACACGTATCGCATCTGCCAGTACAACAACATCTGCGACTACCGCGAGCCGGAAGCCATCGAGCGTTTGCTCCAGATGACATACGGCGCCGTGGACTGGGAGAAAGTCGCAGCCGAATTCCAACCGTGGTTCGAAGTCGAACTCACAATACCGGGGCTTTGATATGGCAACCGCAGAAGAACAGGCTCGTCAGCCGGAGATCATCACCAAGGAACAGCTGTGTCAGTTGTTGCAGCATGCCATGCAGACCGGCGTGCTTTGTACATTGCAAAGGCAATTGACAAATCACATTTCCGACTTTGCCGATATTAACTCCGAGTTGATTCGCGAGTTGAAGCATCTGCGTGTTGGCATCAACAGCGCGCTTATCGAGACCGGCGCACTGACCAAGTGTCTTGTCGACGCCGGTGTCATCACGTTGGCAGATTTCATGGACGCACGCATTGAACTGTTGCAGCGCGACGTACAGAGCTACGAGCGTGAGCTGGGAATCAAGCTGGCATGAATAACATTCAACGTGTGATTCGATTCATGACCAGTGACGGCGAAGAACATCCGTCATTGGAGGAAGCGCAATGGCATGAGCAAATGCTTGAGAATTGCGAAGGTCTGTCAGATTGGTTGCGCGCCACCGAACATGGCAATCCATTGAAACCTATGTTCGAGCTGCGTATTCGCCAATGGGAGAAATACAAAATCATTCGTGTGAAGAACAAGGCAAATGACAATGGCTAAGAAAGTATTCACTGAGATGCACAAAGGCATGGCCAAGCTGCCATCCGCATTTGAAGGCATTCGGTTTGACGTTCCGCGATTCGTCAACTACATCAAACCCAATGGTTTCCTTTGCGACCATCCCGCTTGCCATGCTGTGTTCTACTACAATCTGACAGCCCGTCTGTCATACGAGGAGAACGAACTTGGTTTCGGCTTGCAGATGGAAGGCGAGGGTTTCGAGAACGTGCTGTGGAATCGCAGCAATTTCCGGCAGTCGTGGGAAACCATTTCCATGATGTACGGCGTTACCGAAGCGGACATGGTTCGGCATTGGCAGTGCGTTGACATGCAGTTCTTCGCAATGGGCAAGCCCGGCCTGCCGGATGAGGAACGCTACCGTTTCAATCGAGTACCGCAGGTGGACACAAATGGCAACAGCAACAGTGAAAGTAACGGTGACGTTCGAGCTGACACTGAACAGCGAGAACTATCCGGGGAATCCGCAGACATCGCAGGAACTGCGAGCAGCGGAGCAGACGGCAGCGAACGAGACGTTTGACAATGACATGCAGGCGTACGTCGCAGAGATTCTGAACGCCGAGCATGTCGACAAGTTCACGTTCAACATCTACGATGCCATGCCGAACTACGAGGAATTGACAGCCGATGCCCGCCGCTAATCAACTCATCCAACAGGGCATGTGCCCGCGCGTCTGCATCTACGGTCCTGCCAAGAGCAAGAAATCTTGGTGGGCGCTGTCGGCAGCCGAGGCTGGCTATCGCGTGCTCATGTTTGACAGCGACCGTTCCAGCACCATCATCGCGCAGCTGTCACAAGCCGCGCGTGATCGCGTGTATGTCATCGAATGCCATGACTCAGCGGTGGATGCCTATGCAGCAGCGTTCCATACCTACGCGTTCAAGACGTACAACTTCTGGATCAATGAGGAAACGCGACGTCTGTCGTTTACTCCGGCTGCTGGCTTGGTCAATATTGACATGCGCAGTTTTGGCCGAGATACGGTTGTGCTCGTTGACAGTTACTCCGCCATCGTGCAGTCAATCATCAAGCAGTTCTGCATCGAGAACAACATCGACCAGTCCGATGCCAAGAAAACCGAATGGCCCGGCTACAATTTCTGTGGCATGTGGCTGAACTGGTTCCTTGGACAGCTTCAGCAGATGCCGTGCTCTATCATCATGACCGGCCATACCGTGCAGTACGAGAAGTACAAGAAGATGCCAGGTTCCGGCGGGCAGGAAAAGCAAGGCCCGTTGGAATGGTCGCGTCGGCAGCTCAAGTCGTCGAGCAACCCACACAGCATGGGCATCACCAAGCATTTCACCGACATTCTGTATTGCTATGTCGAAGGCCGCCAAGGCTACATCGACACGCGTGGCAATCAGTACGAGGAAGGTGGCAGCCGTGCCATTCCGCCTGACCGATACAAATGGGAGGACATGACGTTTGCCAAGCTGGCATCGTTCTATGGCGTGTTCCCGCCAGCGTCGGTCGAGCCGTTCGTTTTCCCCGAAGCGCAGGCAGCTGCGCCGTTGGTTCCGAATGCGACACAGCCAGCCAAGGTTGCCGGCTCTGTCAATCTCGGAGTCTCGGCACCGGCGCCCGTGATTCAGCCCCGCCGTTCCAGTATCGTGCTGGGTGGCAAGTAACATGGTAATCTTGGCAGTCGATGACTTCCGCGTAAAAATGCGTGAGCTTTTGAAATTAATTGTCAAGATACCTGTCCGTGATTTGTATGATTTCTATGTCCCACAACCCCCGCAAAGGAGCCTTAACATGGCAAACGCAATGACCGTTCGTGGCCTGCTGGCCGAAATCTCGCAGCTCAGCGACGCACAGCTTGACAGCACCATCAAGCTCATTGACACCAATTCGTACGACGACGATGACGTCGACGAAGGTTCGTTCGAATCGTACGAGGAAGCCGGTGGCAAGCTGTACGACTTCAAGCTGTTCGAGCTGAACGACGGCGAGATCGGCCTGTTCTTCGACGGCCCTGGCAATTCCACGCCCATTGGCGATGACGAAGAGGAGGGCGAACAGACCAAGATTCACGGCTGACAACAACACGCGCAGCAGCGCAACAACTCTCGCACATCGTTTCTGACAACCTGCTAACTACGAGGATACTCACATGGCAGACGAAAACACTTTGGTTTCCATCATCAACGGTGGCCAGTTCATCGACGTCGACATCATGGCATTGGCCGAGATCGATATCTCTGGCATCGAAGAAAATCGCGGCGGCGAAGCGGCACCGGAAGGCGTTGCGGACTGGCGTGGCATGTCGGCGGCATTTGCCACCGCCGAGGTCGAGGACAAGGAGAAGAACTCCCCGACGTTCGGCCAGAAGGTCACGCGTCCGGTCATCGACTTCGTTGCCGAGGCCATCGGCTATCACAATGTCAAGGATCGCAGCCTCGACATTGCCAGCCTGGCCGGCACGCAGCATCGCGAACGGTTCTTCATCAAGGATTTGGAGAAGGATCTGGGCCGTGTCAAGGCGTTCATGGTGGATATCGGCATGACCGGCGCCGGCCGTTTGCAGGACCTGCTCGACAGCTTCACCGGCTATGAGTTCTCCTGCGCTGTCAAGCACCGCAAGGACAAGAACGACACGAGCCGCGTGTACGCCAACTTCGATGCCAAGACCGCGAGCCCGCTCGGCGGTGGCGGTGTCCAGTTGCAGGCTCCGGCCGCGCCGGCTGCCAATGTTGCGGTGGCCACGGCTCCGGCGGCTCCGGCGGCTGGCCTGGCAGGCGGTATCCGTCTCGGCGGCTAATCCCCTACCCCTGAGCTGTTGAGACGTCTTGTGTGCCGGGCAGTTCAAAGCTACCGGCACATGTTTTTTCAGAGGAAATGACAATGACACAGAATGTGAGTTACAGGATTATTGAGTTCACTCGTCGTCCGGGTTCGACGTGGATGCCCGTGGATTCGTACGGTGGTCTGCCCATCACGACGGATGAACTCAATGAGTCTTTGACTCAGCGATACAAGGTGACAGAGAACGGCGCCACGTTTTACGTCGGTCGTCTGCCAGGTTTGGCATCGCGTTTCTTCAAGCTCAAGATGCAGACCGGCGAGATTTTCTCCATTCGTGAGGGCTGGGTCAATGAGTGACGAGAAGGACCAGCCGATTGCAGGTACATTTCTCGAAATGTACATTGCCAATGACAACCCCACAATGAACGACATTCTCGCGTGCATGGCAAAGTCATTGCAGCAGTTGTATCCGGGACACGAGGTTCACATCGTGCTCAATGGCGCGGGCGATGAGAAGCAGAAGTATCATTTCCACGTGTCATCCACGACGTCCGGCCCGTTGGAATCTGCGGAGATTCTCACCAAGTTCGTGTACTATCTAGCAGAGCGTGAGATGAGTATCATGGAACAGAATCCGCATCTGTCAATGCTACCCGCCGGCACCACGAAACACTGAGCCTCGCGTACCACATGCCCACAAACATCCTTGTCATTGCTGCGCCTGGAACTCCGCAAAGTATCCAGACGCAACTGGAGATTTACGCGCGGCGCGCTGACTGGCCGATGCATCAAGTTCGCTTTGTCAGCAACCTCACTGTCAATTGTGGCGTCCGCGTCGGCAAGACCAAGATCATTGCCGATGTCAGCAAGCGCCAGGATTTCTTCGCACGGCTTTTGAAGGCCGTCGCCATGTACGATGCCAAGACGATTGTCATCAATGACCGTCTGGCGCTGCAATACTTTATCGAGAAAGAAGGCTCGCTCAGCCTGTTCCGTGGCAGCGTGTACTTCATTAACAACATCCCTGCCATTGTCGTCGATGACTTGCGTACAGCCGGCGGCTTCAGTAAACTCGCGGCCGTGCCTCACGCTGGCTGGCTTCTGCAAGAAGATCTCAAGAAGGTAAAGCGGTATCATGACAACACCATGCGAGCTGTTCCGACATTTCGACACGTTGTGTGCGATACGGTTGAGTCGGCTGAGCAGCTACTGGCCGACGCTCGGGGAAGCATCGCAATGGCTTGCGACGTTGAAACAAGCGGACGAGGGACGCGAGCTGTCATCACGTCAGCCGGCTATACTTGTCTACGCCCCGACGGGAGCATGCTTAGTTACGCTATGCCGTTGGTGTCACCACTTGCGGATGGCGGGAATTTCTGGGCAGATGCAGATCTTGCGAGAATCCTTCAAGTGCTGCGGGATGTCAACGCAACGCCTTGCCTCAAGGTGCTCCAAAACGGAATGTACGATGCTCATTATTACATCCGATATCGAGCACCCCTTGTCAATTACGGACTGGACACTGCTGTAGCTTTCCACAGCATTTGGCCTGAGATTCCGAAGCGTATCGATTTTATCAGTTCCGTGCTTCTGGACCAGTATCGGTACTGGAAGGACGAAAGCAAAGAGGATGCCAAAGATGACAACAACAGTGGGGCTGTACCACAGTCCGCAGAGGGATGGGCAAAGTATCTCAGATACAATGCAATGGACTGTCATTTTACACTCCTCTCCGGGCTTGCCCTCCTTCGTGTACTCTCCACTGTCGATTGGGTGCGTGCTAACTATTGTGTATCAATGCGACAGTTTGTGGGACCCGGACTCGCAATGTCTTTACGAGGGGTCCGCTGCAATCGAGATATTCAATCGTGGTTCGAGCATCGAAATCAACAGGCGTCTGACAAAGCCAGACGGGAATTGGTCCGTATGGTACGAGACAACGATTTTAACCCCAACAGTCCAACAGATGTTGCCGCTCTGGTGTATGACACTTTCCGAGCAACACCTTTGCCTCAACGAGGCGGACGTGCGAAACCTAAAGCTGGGGGAGCAAATGGCAAAGGAAGTGTTGCTAACGCCAACCGCAGCACTGATGAGAAAGTCCTTGACGTAATCCGTACGCAGGATCCGCTGCTGTCACGTGCCATCAAGCAAATCTGGAATGTCAAGAAACCGGCGAACAACGCCAGCAAGTACGGGCGTTTCCACAAGCGCGAGTCAGATGGCAAGTGGTCTGGCTTGCAACTGTTCAACGGCCGTTGGATGTACTTCCTTTCACCCATCGGTACAGAAACCACACGCTATGCCAGCAAGGCGTCTGCGTTCTGGACAGGCACGAACATGCAGAACGTGCCATATGAAATGCGTCCGATGGTTGAGCCGGACCCTGGCTACATTCTGTTCGATTTCGATTACTCCAAAGCAGACTTCTGGCACACGGCGTTTGCCTCCGGCGAACGCAACATGATGAAGGTTGCCAGCGACCCCACACTTGACGTTCATTGCTATCATGCGGCTGCGTTTTTCAAACGCTCGTATGAAGAGATTTACAAAGGCTACAAAGAGAAAGCTCCATGGGTGGTGGATTCGTTACATGGAGTCAGGCAGAATGCCAAGCGGATTGTGTATGGTGCAAACTATCTAATGGGTGGTTACACTCTTTTCTTGACGATGGGCAAGGATGCCGTCGATGCGGCGCTTGACTTCTTACAGATCGACAGGGCCGGCTGGGGTATCAAACAATATACGGCGTTCTGCCAGCAGCAACTGGATATATACTTCTCACAGATGTATCCGGGTTTAATGCCATGGTTAGAGCAAGCGATTTCTTTTGCGTCGCGTCATGGCAATCGAGCTGTTTGCTCGGGCGGCCGGACCCGTACGTTCTTCAGCAACTTGACAAAGGACAAAGCAGCGCAGCGGGAATTCAGTGCGTTCTTCGGGCAAGGCGGCACGGCCGGAATGATAAATCGCGCGATGGACAATATGTACTTTTCGGGATTTGACAGTCAGGAGATTCATCTTCTGTTCCAGACGCACGACAGCGTCACAGGTCAGGTTCGCGCGGATTGCCTGCATCGGCTGCCCGAGTTGAAAGAGTACATGGAAGTTGAATGCGAGATGAACGGGTACAAGTTTACCGTGCCGGCTGAAGGTGCCGTCGGTTACGGTTGGGGCTATCGGATGACCGATTGGCACGAAGGCATCACCATTGAAGAAATCAAAAAGGCGGATGACAAATGGAAGGCGAAAAATCAATACCTGTTGCAGTAGTGCTCGTGTGCGGGCATGCTGGCGCTGGCAAGGATACCCTGGCCGACGTGTTCGTACGACTGGCAGACTTCGAGCTTCGCAAGTTCGCCGACCCGTTGTATGACATGATTGCAGCGGGCTGGGGCGTACCGCGCGATTTGCTTGACATATGGAAGCGGCAGAACGCACTGCTGCCCGCGACCGGCGTCACTGTCCGCCACGCCTTGCAAACCCTTGGCACCGAATGGGGCCGGCAGATGATACACGAGAACGTGTGGTCGAACATCTGTGCGGTAAGGATTGATGCAGCGCAGAACGCGTATGGCGATTTGTTCCAACAGCGTTTTGTCATCAGCGACCTGCGCTTCATGAACGAGTTGCGCATCATGCGTTCGCGCTATCAGAAGCGTTGCATTGTCATCGGCGTCGACCGTCCCAATGCCGAAGGCCGTGGCATGCTGCATGCATCGGAGCAGGACATTCCGATGCTGTTGCAGGAGGCAGATATGGTCATACGGAACGAGGGGTCATTGCAAGACCTGAAAGAAACGGCACGGGGGTTTGTGGAGCTGTGGCATAACAACGGATTCTTGGTGTAACCATTCGTCACGAACCGAGGCTTCCGTTCCATGGCATTCGACCCAACAAAAATAACAAATCCATTTGTCAAGCTGCATTTGGATTATGTGTATCATACGGAGCCTCCGTTGAT